ATGCGCTACCTTCTGAGTGAAGTGTACGCACACGAGTTGAACGGCAAGCAGGTGATAACCGTCTGCAACGATCCGCAACTCGTCGGACCCGGCAACATTCTCTGCACGATTGAAACGATGGCGCTCAGCTACGATGACCAGCGCATCCTCGCAAGCAACATCGAGTTTGCACTCAACAAAGAACGCGGATACCGAGAATGATCCCGTATTTGCTGGGTTTTCTGATAGGTCTCGCCTTTGGCTTTGCGGCAGGAGTGGACTGGTATGGTCGCAAAAACGGTCGTAAGAAAGCAGGCTCCGGTGGAACCGGAGTGGCACAAGAAGCTCTTCCCGATTGCCAAGTTAGCGGGCAAGAGTGGCACGCCCCGCGGGGCGGCAGAGGTCATCAATTTTTGCAATATGTGCCGCCATCTGATGGCCTCAAAGGTTCTGATAAGTTGGGAACTTGAGACGGACAGCGCAAAAACGTCCGTCTACTGGGTGAAGTGGACCGCGCGTGATCCGCAGTGGTCTGGGAGAGTGTGATGAAGGTCGCAGTTTATTTGGCGAACACAGCTGAACTGCTCGGCGTCGTCGATTGCGACGCCGAAGTCTGTGAACGCATGCGGCACGGCGGCTACTGGCGCTTGAACAGTTACAGGCTGACCCCGCTCGCCGCGTACAGTCCGACGACGCCGATCAATGACGTTCTCGACATCATCGAGTACCAAGCGGTGCCGATCTACGCTTCCGGTGGACAGACGTTCTATTTCGTCGTGCAGAAACGCGAGCATCTGGAATGCTGGTCCAGACAACTCTGGCCTCGTCGCCGTTCCCGGAATCACAAGGAGAGCAAGTTGCCGAAAGCTGATCGTCGTCAGCGCGCGCAAGCGCAGGGTCCACAGTATCGTCTCACCAATCCGAATGTCTTCCGTCGATGACTGCACATCCCTCGATCGCGATCCACGAGTCGCCGACCGCATGTCGTGATCTCGCGCACCTGTTCGTGGGCACGCGCGTGGGCTATGGTGTTAGTCGACACGTGTTCTCCGTCGAGCATGATCCGACGCTCGTGATCAAGTGGGAGAACGAAGGCAAGATGTTTCAGAACCAGCAGGAGTGGCTGATCTGGCAATCGATCAAGGGCTTCCCTGAAACTGCCCGCTGGTTCGCTCCGTGTGTAGACATCTCGCCGAACGGTATCTGGTTGCTGCAGAAGCGTTGCCTGAAGATTCCGAAAGAGAAGTATCCGAAGGAGATGCCGGACTTTCTCGGTGATCTGAAGTACCAGAACTTCGGCTTGCTTGGGAAACGAGTGGTAGCTATGGACTACGGAGTGGCGAGTATTTCTCGGCTCATGTGGTTCCGAAGGAAGATGGTCAAGACGAAATGGTGGGGGGAGGACCCGATCAATGGCTGAGTTCATCGATTTCCCGCAGGCAAACCACACCTGGGACCCGCCACCAGGGGCGTCCGAAAAAATCCACTCGCTTCGGACATGGACGATCCAGCGGGCGGACGGTGCAATCCAGTCCATGAGCGTCTGGCGCCTGGGCCCGGACGAAATGCTCGAAGTGATTCGCACTGGGTGCGTCTACTTGTTCATCCTCGGGCAGCACAATCCGTGCTTTGTGACCGGCACTTCGCCCTTCCCGGCGGAGGACGATCCTGACGCGCGCGTCGCCGGATAGGTCCAGTCCCGTACCGATTCTACACCTGTTCTGAATCAATGACGGCGACGAGCCGTCATTTTTCTTTGCGAATCTGTGTTAACCTAGTTGACACGTTAACCATGTTGTGCTACTGCTAGGTCAACAATCAGGGCCCAGACGGGGTCGAAGCGCTGAGGAAGTCAAAATGCCTGACATCATCTTTAAGACTCTGGAAGAAATTCCGGAGGGACTTCGTGAACACGCGGAAAGCAAAGACGGTGCCTTCGTACTGGATGCGGTCCCTGGGAAGAAGCTCAAGGAGTTTCGCGACAACAACATCGCGATAGTCAAAGAGCGGGACACCCACAAAAACGAGAACGCCACCTGGCGCTCGAAAGTGGGTGAGGACCCAGAGAAGGTTGTGCTGGAACTCACAGAACTCCGTGGGATCAAGCAAAAGGTCGAAGACGGGAAACTGCAAGGGACCGACAAGATCGAGGCGATGGTCGCCACTCGGGCAAAGACCATCGAGGATGGGTACAAGACCCAGATCGCCGAGCGCGATCAGAAGCTCACAGTGATTCAGGCGCGCAACGTGGACCTGGCACTGAAATGGAAACGCAGCGTCCTCCGTCAGGAGATCACTGCTGTAGCACTGGAAGGTGACTCGGGGGCTAACCCTGCGGCACTGACCGACATCCTGGCCTGCGCCGAAGGAGACTTCGCGATCCAGGACAACGGTCAACTGGTGCGAATGAATGGCGAGGCTGTTGTGTACGGCGCCGATGGGGTGACGGCACAGTCTCCGAAAGAATGGTTGGCAGGTCTTCTGAAGTCGAAGACCTACTTCCAGAAGCCTTCCACCGGAGGCGGTGCTTCGGGTGGACGTGGGACCGGTAATTTCGGGCTGTCCGATGCGGACTTCCAGAAGCTACCACCTGCGGAACGTATGGCAATTGCTCGTAAGCACCAAAGCCAACAGCGCTAAGCTCCGGGGGAGCCAGCACCGAAAGCAAGGGATCGAGCGACAGGCAGGCTGACACATGGTGTGTCAATCTGACTGACTCTCTGTCAATTGAGCTGCTCCCAAGGAGACCAACATGGCTCTGACTCTTCTCGAAGCCTCCAAGCTTCACACTGGCGATGTCGTCCGCTCGGCGGTCATCGAGATGTTCGCCCGCTCGGGTGACCTGATGCGCGTCATGAAGTGGCAGGACATGCCAGGCGGAGCGTATCACTACAACCAGGAAGGTTCCCTCCCTGGCGTGGCCTTCCGCGGCGTGAACGAGGCGTTCACCGAGAGCACGGGCATCCTCAACCCGCAGGTCGAAGTCCTGCGTATCGCTGGTGGCGATCTCGACGTCGACAAGGCGCTGATCAAGTTCCACGGCGACGGCATCCGCCAGCAGCACGAGGCCATGAAGGTGAAGGCCCTCGGCCTTTACATCATGAAGAAGATCGTCAAGGGCGACTCCCTTGCCGAGCCACGCGAGTTCGACGGTCTGATGAACCGCATCAACGGTTCTCAGCTGGTCGATGCTGGTTCCAATGTCGCTGGTGATCCGCTGTCACTCGGCAAACTCGACACCCTCGTCGACGTCGTTGACAACACCACGCACCTCGTCATGTCGAAGGCCATGCGCCGCCGGCTGACGGCAGCTGCTCGAAACACCGCAGTCGGTGGCTTCATCACTTACTCCGTCGACGAGTTCGGCGAGAAGGTGACGCAGTACAACGATATCCCGATCCTAATCGCGGACTACGACGACACAGGTGCCCGCATCCTCGACTTCAACGAGGCCGGTTCTGGTGGCGGCGTGGTCTCCACTTCGATCTACGCAGTGTCGATCGGCGACGGCATGCTGACTGGCCTTCAGAACGGCGTCATGGACGTCCGTGATCTTGGTGAGCTGCAGACGATCTCGGTCATGCGCACCCGCGTCGATTGGTATGTCGGTCTTGCCGCCATGCATGGTCGTTGCGCTGGGCGTCTCCGCGGCATCAGCGACGCAGCGGTGGTCGCGTAAGTGGGCACTGCTTGATCAGGGCAACAGAAACAAAGAAGGAAGACTCCCATGGCAGCCAACGCCTCCCGCGTCAACCAGCTTCTCGACACTCTCGCCGCAGTGACCCTGCGTGCGACGGGTTTGACGGCTGCGGTCGCAACCGGAACCAATACCCCCATCTCGCTCAACGAGCTGCGGACCGCTTACTGGTCCAACTTCGAAATCCCGCACGGGAAGATGGTAGTTGGTATCTCCGTTTCTTCGCCGGTAGGCACCAACGAAACCTACGTCATCAACCTACTGGTGGACGACGTGGTTGCGATGAACAACTCGCCGGTTACGATCGACACCTTTACCGTGCCGCGCGGTACGGTAGGCTTCTTCAGCCGCATCATCGATTGCAAGGACATTCCTGGGCTCGACCCAGACCACGATGGCCTCGGCAAATGGTTGCAGTTGACGCACACTTTGGGCGGCACTTCGCCGTCGCTCACGTATAGCGCCTGGCTCTGCCGCTCGCTCGGCGAGTAAGCAGCCAGTGCGTCTCAGGACTTCCTTCAAGGGCGGCGGCTCGTGCCGCTGCCCTTGATGTTATGAGAACCCACGGAGACCATCATGGTCCTGCAAGCAACTGGTGCCTCGTACGCGAACTTTCTGCCCGACGCGAACTTGATGGTGCGCAACAGCGGGCAGGCAGCTCTAACGGCTTCTTTTGTCGGCGCTGCCATGAGCCTGAAGCGCCTGGTGCCGTATTGGTCGGTGAACGAGATTGGTGTTGCTCACCAGTTGCTCTTTGCTGTCAAAATCGAAGCTATTACTGGCGGCGGTCCGGTCTACACCTTCTCGCTGGAAATCGACGACAACGCTGCGTTCACTTCGGCGACGGAAGTCGACAGTCTCGTTGTATCGCAAGCCGTGCAGGTGTTCCACCTCGCGCTATCCCGCGAAGCAATTCTGTACCGGGATACCGCCGCGGCTTACGTCCGGCTGAAAGCAACGCTGGCTGGCGTTGCCGAGGTTGGTTCGATTGCCTTCTCGTCCGTTGCCAACGCAGCCGATACCGTCACTATCAACGACGGCAGCGGACATACCACTGTGTTCACGTTCCAGGCTGCTGGCAACGGCGCAACCGGGGCTGCTGTCGATGTTGCAGTCGGTGCCACAGCGACGGACAGTGCACAGAACCTGAAGACTGCCATCAACGCCAACCTCAACATCGTCGGCGTCGTTGTGACTGGTGCTGCGGCGACCATTACAATCACGCATTCCGGTACTGGCGGTTCGATCACGAAGGTAGACGCTGACAACGACTATGCTGTCACTAACTTCACGGGCGGCGTTGCCGCTTCGCTACAATTCTGGTCCTTCGTCCGCGGAGATAAGGGCGCCTGTTGAGCCTGACCACGGTTTGAAGAAAGCCTGAATTGCGTACCTGTGGTACGTAAAAACGCCTGTTTGTAAACCAAGGAGCAATCTACCATGGCTGAACCTGCCCTCATGCCCGTGCGCCCTGTCCAGAGTGCGGAACGTCAGAAACCCGACACGTACGCCGTGTGGTCGCCTCAGGGCGAGATGTTCATGCGCACGCGTGAGCAGATCAATGACCTGGTTCGGCACGGCTCATGGGTGCCGACTGGCAACACGTTGCCGGATGGCAAGCCCGAGATGGTCAAGCTACCCTGGACGTTGAGTGATCCGACGATGGCCAACGCCCGTCTTGCTCAACGCGCACAGGTGCTCGCCAACGCTGCTAAGACGTTGCCGCAACCGGGTGTCACTGCCTCACACATCAATCCCCTCGGCCCGCCGCGGGAAGGTGAGGAACCTCTGGCAATCCTGCCGCGGCTCGACGCTCTGCGTAAGCAGTTGACCGATCTCGGCGGCATCCCTGATCCGGGCTGGGGGCTCAAGCGCCTGCAGCAGGTCGTGGACGCCACGAAGGCCGGACTGCCTGTGCCGGTGGACCCCGACGACGTCGAATAAGTCATCTATTTCGATGACCAGAACGGGCCAGGTGTCAAGGAAAACTTTGACGCCTGGTTAACGCTGTGCTAGTGTCAGGCACGTTAACCACAGGGTTCTGCCATGGCATTCACCTTCACTGTCGAAGACGGGTCTGGTATCGAAGAGGCCAACAGCTACGTCTCTGTGGCCTTTGCAGATGACTATTTCTCGGTCGACACGAACTTTGCGGTGATCTGGGCTGCTCTCCTCACCGCCGATAAACAGGCCCGCCTTGCGTGGGCTTCGCGCGTGCTCGATCAGAAGGTTCTCTGGGTCGGCGCCAAAGCTGTTACTGATTCAGGGCTCCGCTGGCCCCGCCAAGGCATGGTCGATCGCGATGGCAATGTCATCGCTGATGACGTTGTGCCTATCCAGGTCCAGCAAGCGACTCTGGAGATGGTCAAGGTACTCGCTACGGCTGATCTTACGGTATCTCAGAATGTCGAATATCTGAAGGAAATTCGCGTCGATGTGATCGAGTTGATCTGGCAAGATCATGCCGGGCAGTCTCAACTTCCAACGCTGATCAATGAATTGCTCTATCCTCTGGGTGCCATCAATACCGGCGGCACGCGCTTCGCTCGCATCCTGAAGTCGTGAGGAGACGCACATGGCTGACTACCAGGCTCTTCTCCGTACGCAGGTCGGGCGTGCGATCAGCATTCTCGGAACGATCAACTCCGTCATCACGTTTTCTCGCATTGCGCCTGGGAATTACGATCCAGTAACAGGCCTCACGGCGGATGTTCCGACGACCATCGGCCCGTTCAAGGCACCGATCGTACGCATCGATCACAATGATATCGACCTGTTCCCAGGCAAGAAGGACGTCCAGGTAGCGCTTATCCCGTACATGGTTCTCGGCGGTTACGAACCAAAGATGACCGACAACATGGTGGCGGACGGACGTACGCTGGAGATCGTACGCATTCGCAGCGTGCCGACGCGCGCCATCTACAAAGTCTACGTGGAGTTTCCGTAAAATGGGACTCACCGGGATTGGGCAGTGGAAAACAGACGCATTTGCGGCCCTCGATGCGTTTGAGGAACAACTGATCGAGGAAATGAAGAACGCTGCCCGCGTCGTCACCCACGAAATGATGTCCCGTACGCCGGTCTGGTCCGGCAAGACCGTGCGTAACTACGCCTGGGGCATCGGTTCGGCAAGCGGAGGATACACCTCGCCAGCCGGCGGTGACGACGGTCCGCGTCACCCCAGCGGGCGTGGTTCGCTGACTCTGGCGGGTCTTGGCGAGGAGCCAAACCGTGCTGCGAACGAAGGTGCCTGCCTCGACGAGATGGAGGGCGTGCTCAGCGGTATGACTGAGTTGGAAACCCTGGTCGTGACCAATCATAGTCCGATCTGGGACCTAGTAGACAACGGTTCGGCGCCGACGCCAGAGCGTGCACGTAACCCAGGCGGTGTCAGCGTCTTGGCGGAGCAAGCCGCGAAGGGAAAGTTGGGGAATTTTCGATGAGCACCGATACCATCCGCCAGCTGTTGGAGGAACGGGTCCAGATGGAGTTCCCGGTCTACCAGCCGACTGTGCCCGTCACCTTCGCCAATACCCGGTTCGACCAATCGACCGGGCCGTGGATTTATGTTGTTGTAATCCCGAACTATACCGAGCGCGCCGCGCTGGCCAACCAGTCCGAGTTCGAGTCCTGCGGAATTGTCAATGTCACTTGCATGGTCCCAGAGATGACCGGAACCAAGCATATCCGGGAGATCGCCGATGCGGTCGCGAAGGTGCTGCTAGACCGGCAAATTGCCATTCCTGGGGGAGGGCATATCACTACCTACGGGCTGCAGAACCGCGAGCGGGGCGTTGTCTCCGGCTGGTATACGATCAATGTTATCGTAATGTACCGGGCGCGTGTGCGTATTGTGCGCTGAACAATGTCAATCTACTTGACAAGTTAACCATGTTGTGACATGAGTAGAGGTTGAAAGCCTGGTCGACCTCCGGGGGAGGCTGCAACCGGCACACGCTGAGCGCGGGTGACGCGCTGCCTGTCCTCATTCCCGGAGTTTAGACCAATGGTCGCCACCCTCCTGACCAATGCCGCCGAGTCAAACCGCGGCGTACTGCGCTGGATCAACGAGACCAGCTGGGGCACCACGCCGGGTACTGGCGTTGTCCACACGATGCGCATCACCTCGTCTTCGCTCGAAGCGAAGAAGACCACGAAGGTCTCCGAGGAAATCCGCGCCGACCGCATGATCCCGAACATCATCGAAGTCGCCGCCATGACCGATGGCGACGTTGGCTTCGAGTTCTCTGCCGGTGGCCAGGACGACTTCTACGAGCAGTTTCTGCTTGCAAACTTCTCCCGGTCCATGAACCATCTGATGGTCAAGGGCAGCACGGTTTCCGTCGTGACCACTTCCAAGATTCGCCTCGCCGGTCAGGACATGTCGGGCTGGTTGGCCAACAACCAGTACGTCAAGCTGGAGGGCTTCAACAGCCCGTTCAACAACGGCTACTTCAAGGTGTCCTCGTTCGCTTTCACTGGCGGCAACACCGACATCACCACGGTCGAGACGTCTCTCGTTGTCGAGGTCGGTGGACCCTACAGCAAGCTGATGGACGCCAACGACGTGCTCATGAAGAGCACGACTGCAGTGATCAGCGCAGGCAACAAGATCACGCTGACGGGCTGGACCACTGGTCTCGGTTTGAAGGCCGGTCAGAAGCTGTGGCTGGAAGGCCTTGGCAAGGAAACCGGCTCCATCGCTTTCAACGGCATCCCTCCGGCGAACAACGACACGTTCTCGATCAGCGACGGCACCAACCCCGCCGTCACGTTCGAGTTTGCGACGAGCGCTGCTCTCGCCTCGACGGGTCATATCTTCGTGCTGGTCTCTCCGCTCGATCCGAGCGCGACTGCCGACGCGCTGAATGTCGCCATCATGGATCAGTTCAAGAAGCACAACTTCGCTGTTTCTTCGCTGAAGACTGCTGGCGTCAAGCAGACGGGCTCGTTCGCCTTCAGCGGTGTTGCAACTGCAGCCGATGCCGTGACGGTCGACGACGGCGTCCACGCTCTTCGCACTTTCACCTTTGTTGCGTCTGGCGCCGTCCTCGGCTCTGGCAACGTCAACGTCGGCGTGACCGCGGCAGATTCTGGCACCAACCTGGCTGCCGAGATCAACGCACAGACGGCTGCCGGAACACTCAACGTACTGGCGGCTGGCACGTCTACAGTCACGGTCACCAACCACTATTACAGCGGCGGCACGCTCGCTGAGACGGTAGACAGCGGCTTGGTCATCACGACCACGAACTTCGGCGTCGGCACCAAGCCGATCCTCGCTCTTACCAACGGCTATCAGAGTGGTGCAATCACGGAGTCCTTGGCCTCCATGACCGCCACGGCCTTCTCCGGCGGCTCTGCTTCCAAGAACGGTTTCGTTACGATCGCTGCGGTTACCGATGCCAACAACGTCGAGGTTGTCGAGACCCTGACGGCAGACGCCAACGCTGGCGTACTCACTGTGATCGTCAAGGGTTCGCATCTGCGCAACCCCGGCGATCCGACGCTGATCGTCAAGAAGTCGATCTCTGCCGAGACGGGCTTCACCGACGTCGGAAAATATCTGGGTCACAACGGTCTGCGTCTCAGCACCTTCTCGCAGACGGTCGCACCAGGAGATATCGTCAAGGGCAAGTTGGCGTTCATGGGTCGCGAGACGCGCGCCCTCGACGCCACCGAGCTTGGCAATGTCTCCAACTATACAGTGCTCGACACCACGATCGACGAAATCTTCAACGGTACGTCGAACGTCGACAACATCTCTCGCAACGGCGTCGCGCTGACGACCGCCATTCTGAAGATCGACATCAACGGCGACGCTGGTCTGCGCTCGCAGCCTGCCGTTGGTGCCAAGTTCCCCGCCGGTATCGGCTACGGGCGCTTCTCTCTGAAGGGTACGTTCACGGCGTACTTCCAGAACTTCGATCTGTACAGGGACTTCCTGAACCACAACACTAGCTCCCTGGCCTGGGACGTGCATGACATCGACTGGAACAAGTATTTCTTCACGATCCCGTCGATCAAGTACACGGCCAGCCCGTTGTCGCTGGACGGTATCGACAAGGACGTCACGTCGCAGATCAGCTGGCAGGCCCAGCGCGACGCAACGCTGGCGACCATGTTCATGATCGACCGCTTCAGTTCCATCTGGCCTGTGACGGTCGCGTAATTACGAAGGACAAAGGAGTCCGCCCATGATCGAAACTGTCATCTCGCTGTTGATCACGCTGTGCATTCTGGCCATCTGCGTCTACCTGGTTATCTGGGTGCTCGGCGTACTCGGGATCGCGATCCCTCAGAAGGTCGTGCAGATTCTTTGGGTGATCGTCGTCCTCGTGGCGATTCTCATGATCATCCGCGTGATCCCGCTCCGGCTGGGCGCGGTAATGGACGGCGCGCGGACCCGCGTGGCTTCTATCACGCAGACCGTGAAGAACATGCCGGCGAAGCTGCTGCCGTGGAAGTTCACGAAGCCGATCGAAACGGTAACGTAATTCAGTTTGCTCTGGTGCGGGGGGAAACTCCTGTGCTGGGGCACTCGTTCGGATGGCCCGCGCTCCTGGGCTCTCCGCGTGAGCCCCGAGGTCGGAAGTCAGGCACCGGCCTCGGGGTGCTCTTTTCTTTTGTGCCTGCTCCTGAACCTGACTAACGGAGACTGCCCCCATGACTGATCTTCCCGCTGCTTCCGCGCCTGCTCCCGGCCTCGAAGACGATATTCTGCCGCTCAACCCGATCACCTCGATCTTCGACCTGTTTCACACGGACCGGGTTGCCGAGGAGGACGGCAAGTGGTTTGCCAACTACTTCGGCGACAAGGCTGAGGGAGACATCAGGCTCCGCGGTTTTTCGTCGAAAGCGTCGATGACGGTTCGCCGCCGGCTGGAGGCACAATATCGGCACCTTCTTCGAGCCGATGGACAGTTCCCGATCGAGGTCATCCACAAGATCATGACGGCGCAGATCGCCGAAGCGATCGTCGTCGACTGGCGTGGTCCTATTTTTACGGACCGTCAGGGAACCGCGCTGAAATGCACGCCGGATGTGGTGCTGAAGCTCCTGACGGAGTCACCGCGCCTGCGCGACAAGATCGCCAACACGGCTGGTGACATGGACGCCTTCCGCGCTTCAAACGAAGGCGCCGCCATAAAAAACTGACTGAGGTGCTGGGCCACCACCTGCGGCATAGTCACAGGAACCAGCACCTCAAAGCACTACAAGCCCTCAGCAAGAAGGGCGTCATTGCGCCAATCGACGAGGCCCCTCCGGTCCACGCCCCTTACCTGTGGCTATGGAACGCGTTCTGCGCTCTGGCGGAGAAGCGCGGGCACGGCAGCGAGGCGTTCTATCCCCTCCCGATTACTGTGTCAGAGATCACGGCCCTGGCTAATTACACCGGGGTTACCGGTGAGGATGATCGGGCGCTTCTGATGGTCGTTATTTCGGCGCTCGATAGGATGACCATCAGCGACTATTGGGACAAGCGGGCGGAACAGACTGACAACGCCGCCCAGCGCCGTCAGCATAGATGACCCTTGTTCATGGTTAACGGCTGTGTTATGGTGCCGAGTCACCCCTACCTTGTACGGCGGGCCCTATGGCGCTGAATCTTGAGATCAATGCCGGCAACGCGAAAAGCGAACTCGACAGTATCGCTGAAGCGATTCAGCGCGTCGTAGATACGGCTGGGAAACTCGATGGTTCCGGGCTGGAGAAATTGGGCGAACAAACCGCCGCCGTCAAGCCGGTTGACCCTGAAGTCGCGGCTGGGCTGGAGAAGGCCGCCAGTGCTGCCCATAAAGCCGGTGAAGCGGCTCCCGCGGTTTCTGAACTCGCGAAGGGCGTCACAGACCTCAATGAGGCACAGGCGGCGTCAGCGTCTACATCGTCAGGCGCCAGTGAAGGTATTGCCCATACCGGCAGTGCGGCAAGAGAAACGTCATCTAACGTCAATGATCTCGCCACAAACTGGAAGGAGTTGGATTCCAGTCTGACCGGCGGCGCGGCCAATATCGCTAAAGCCGCAATGGGTTTCTCCGGTATGGGGGGATTTATCAATGGCGCGCGCACCGCCATGGGTGCTTTTGCCGAAGCGGCGGGAGGTCTCCCAGGCATCCTCGCGGCGGTAGCTGTTGGCATTGCGGCGATCGACTTCGGCAAGATTTCCAAAGACGCCCTGGAAGCGGCGATGTCGATCGAGAAGTTGCAACGTGGTATGAACGTGTGGGCCAAGGACGCCCAGGCTGCGCCGCAAGCCTTCAAAATTCTGGAGGAAACTGCCGATCGCCTTGGCTTGCCTATTGAGAAACTGGAAAAAGGCTTCGGTAAATTTTCTGCCGTGGCTCAGAGCGCCGGGCACTCCGCACAATGGGCTGCTACTGCCTTCGATGCTGTACAGAACGCGGCACGGTCGTCCGGGCAGGGCATAGAGGGCGCACAGCGTGTTCTTGAAAAAATGAGCATCTGGATGGCGAACGGCACCATGACTGCTGGCATGATGGGACGTTCACTGAAGGAGGTTGGTC